AGTTGTTGAGGCTTAGAAAGGACGAGGGCAATGATACGATTTAGAGCGTGGGATGTTGAATTTAAAGAAATGGTTCGGGTTGATGCGCTAATTTTAGACGAACGAGTTATTAAAGCAACGTACAAAAATGGGAACGTTGTAAAAGAGGATATAAAATGCTATAAACTCATGCAATCAACGAGACTCAAAGATAAGAACGACAAAGAAATTTTTGAAGGGGATGTAGTCAAAATGGCTAAGAATGTCTATTCTGAGCCAACTTATTACGAAGTTGTAAGGCATCGTGGCGGAGCATATCGCCTTGAATCCAAGCAACATGGATGTGAATTGTGGCTACGACATACCGACTGCGAGATTGCAGATAACATCTACAAAAACCCAAAATTATTAGAGGTGGACTCATGAGCGTGAAATACAAATATTCCGGACTGACCAAAGAATTATATCAACGGTTAGTCAGTGAGCATGCAGCGCTTAAAGAAGCACATCCAAAGGACTATAAGCAGTTCTTTCAAGACGTTAAACAATGCGACGAACTGCAAGCTCGCCTTACTTATCAAGCATTTAACAATGTAGTCGTTGAGCGTTGGAAAATGACTCCCAATACTTCAGAAAGGCTAGAAGGTATTATTTCTGATGAATTGTTCAAGGACCTTCAAGATTATCTGTCTAAGAACTACACAAGAGGGACAGTTACTCGACCAATCGTAGATACAACCAACGCAGGACTGCCAGAGGAACTGTTCAAACGATTCCAAGAGGAAGTGGAAGAGCTACGCAAGGAGCACCCTAACAACCTAAACAACTACATTAGAGAGGTTAAGGGCTGCGACAAAAAAACAGCTAACAGAACCCAAAACGCCCTCAATTGTTGCTATGCAGAAAGGGCCATCCTAACACCGTTGAAGGTTGTCCAAATGGAAGGAATGCTGTCAAGAGAATTATTCAGCGAAATTATTGATTTTGTCTTCAATAACTACGAGTGGAGTGAGAGATTGGACAATGAAGTTGATCGCATCATTCTTAAATATAGAACTAAGGGCAAGATAGGTCGCAATAAGACATCGGTCAGAAAAGCTCTTTATACAGCCTACATGTTAGGCGTGTAGCTAGAACAGTTTACGAGGGTTCGACTCCCTCGCTAGCTATTGTCTGTCAAAATATCCAAGAGACACTTTTTCAACACCGAGCAAGCTGACAGACCTCGACACAGAAATCCAGTAAATAAATAATTAGAATCGAGGAATCCTTTTTTGATTTCTTTCCACCCTAGCCTCTGCATTACTGGTGGCAAGACTAAATCTAACGCATGGGAGGTGATAGCTTAATCCTTCTTTATTCTTGTAAATAAAAAAAGACCCAGACTAATGCCCAGGTCTATCCAAACGCTAATATTATTATACCATAAAGGAAACGTATTTATGAGAACGGTTGAACGGCTGCAAAAGATTAAGGCATTAGACAGGTACATTGACAGTCAGATAGAACAGATTAAACGTCTGGAATCACAAGCCCTTAAAGTTACGGCTGGTGCTATGCAAACAGATATGGTGCAAGGTGGCAAACGCAAGGGCAAGGATGATATCTATGTGGAACTCATGACGGCTAGGGAGGAAGTCAAGCGCTTCACGGCTGAAGCTATCAAGCAGAAGCTAGAGTTTCGTAGACAGATAGCAAGCGTGGGGGATATAGACGCTAGGTCCCTATTGCAAATGGTATATATAGACCAGCTAGATATCTGGCAGATATGTGACCGTATGGGCTTTAGTAAATCTACCTACTACGTTAAGTTAAGACAAGCTGAGAAGTATTTGGACTAATCTACATCGGTCTATACCAATCTATAGTGCATCATACTATCAACGTGGTAATATAGTATTATCGAATCAGAAGGACACAGGAGTGTTCTTCTTTTGTTTTATCTGATTGAAAGGAGGTACACCCATGCCGATGGTCAGACGATGCAGGGCAGAGGGCTGCCATGCTCTAACAGAGAGACCGTTACATTACTGTAGTAAGCATAGCAGTATGGAAGCAGCATACATAGCAGAGCGAGAGAGATACTCACGCACAAGATACAACAAGCGAGTAAGGAACAGAGATGATGAGAGTAAGGAACGCTACGCATTCTATCGCTCAAAGACTTGGTCATCTATTCGTAAGATTGCGTTAGAACGTGACAACTATCTATGTCAGTATTGTCTTGCCTTGGGTGTGACCACACCAGACGCTCGTATAGGCGACCACGTAACACCCGTTGAAATAGCTCCAGAACTTAGGACGGAAGTTTCCAACGTGGTAGCAACGTGTAGAAGCTGCGATAATACGAAACGTACCTTGGAACAAGAAATCTATGGTACTGGTCAAAATAGAACGAAACAGAACACCGAACTACGACTTTCCGTGGCATCGTGGGCCGATTTAATAGCCCGCAAAAAAGAGGACGTCGTTAAACCCCTCTAATAAGCCCATGGCACGATTTTATAATAAGGGTGGTATAATAACCCTCGGAACGATTTAAAATTGACCCCCCGCCCCCTTTTCGTGCCAAGGAGAGCCGCTACAAGGTGTTCTTTTATGTCGCAGACCATTTTTTCAGATTTTTAAAGGATGTCAAAATGAACTAGAAGGAGGTGAGGCGAACTTGGTTAAAAATCCATTTTATAAACAAAATAAAGGGCGTTTACCGAGTGACCCACCAAACTATCTAGGACAGGTAGCTAGGGAGGTTTGGCGCAAAGTCGTTCCGTTTTTAGAAGGAACAGGCAAGGTCGAGCGCATAGATACATTCTTGGTGGAATCCTACTGCACTAACTACGAAATTTACAAGCTGGCTTATGAAGATATCAAGCTAAACGGCATCCAGCAGGAAATCAAAAAGCTTGTACAGGCGCAGGGAAGCGGTGAGATTTTAGGCGAGCAGTCGCTTGGCTTTAAAAAGAATCCAGCGGTTGCAACGATGAAGGATGCAACAACTACGCTGAATCAGATAGCCATGCAACTAGGTCTTACGCCAAAAGGCAGGGCAGAGTTGCTGACGATTGCTGATAGTAGCAAACCTGAAAAATCGACTGCTGAAATGATGCAGGACTTTTTAAACAGTTAAAAAGATGAGGAATTTATTTCCCCATCTCTTTTTATTAGAAGGGGGGTGATTTAAAAAGTGGAAACTAAACAAATAACGAATAAAACAATAACAAAGATATATCAAGACAGCGACTTTTCGGAAGTTAGAGAAAAATATCAAGACCCAGGGACTAAATACGCTTTTGAGGTGATGAATGGGAAAACACAAGCTGGTTACATGATGCAACTTGCTTGCTTACGGCATTTGCGGGATTTAAGACATCAAGGGAAGCCTGATTTTCCTTACCACTATGATTTAGCTGAAGCCGGCAAGGTCTTGAAGTTCGCTAAAATCTGTCCCAATGTGGATACTGGTGAGCCTACAGCACTTATGGGGTGGCAAGAATTTTTACTTAGTCAATCTTTTGGCTGGCGCAATGAAACGGGTGGCAAACGTTTTTCACAGGTCATTGTATCTGTTGGTCGTAGTCAAGGGAAAACATACATACAAGCTATTTCTATGTGCTTCTCATTCCTTTTTGAAAGCCTCGGACTGTCTAACCAAGACTATTTGGTAAGCTCAATCAACTTTAAGCAGACCATGAAGCTCATGGGCTATATTAAGAATATGCTTAAACAGATAATCACCAAAGAACCTTTTAAGTCTCTAGCTGAAGAGTTGGACTTATCTATCCAGTCAGAACAAGTCATTATGAGAACGAATAACAACGTTTTAAGGGCTATATCTTCCGAAAGCGGTAACTATGATGGATTCCACTTTACTTGACCAATGCGATTATGGATGAGTCGGGTGATTTGAAAGACCGAACGAGCATTTCTAAAATCGTTTCTGGGCAGGTTAAAATTCCAAACCGACAATTTATTCAAATTTCCACTGCCTATCCAAACCCCACTTCGCCATTAAGACACGATGAACGGATGATGCAAGGGATTATGGAGCGTGACGACAGGGCTGGTGATACTCAATTGTGCCTCGTTTGGTCGCAGGATAGCATAGATGAGATTTATATGCCTGAAACATGGAGCAAGTCGAACCCCTTATTAGACCTTGAAAGCGAACACGATACGCTTTTAAAAGGTCTTATGGATAAGAGAGACGCTGACCTTTTATCTGGAAATATCAACGATTTTATAATCAAGAATATGAACCTTTGGGGCGAACAAGATGAAAACAGCTTCTTAAAGCTGGAAGACATCGAGCGCTCGGTCATTTCTGATTTTGATATACGTGGCAGACGTGCTTATGTTGGGCTTGATGCCTCAATGTTTAGCGACAACACCGCAATTGGCTTTGTCTATCCTTATCTAGGGGCAGACGGTAGCCAAAAATGGCATATAGAACAGCATAGTTTCATTCCGTGGCAACAAGCAGGCTCACTTGAAGCCAAAGAAAAACAAGATGGCGTCAATTATCGTGAGCTTGAGAAAAAAGGTTTTTGTACAATTACAAGCCATCCACAAGGACTAATCAATCCAGAGGAAGTGTACCGTTGGTTTTGTGAGTATGTGGAAGATAATCAGCTTGATGTGGTTTTCTTTGGCTACGATGCGATGGGAGTCTCTAAGATTATCAAGGCTTTGGAATCTAACACTAGTTTCCCACTCATGCCGATTAGACAGCGGACAAGCGAACTAAAAGATCCAACAAAATTCCTTCAAACGCTATTTATCGAAGGCAATATCACTCGCCTTGATGATGAGATTATGCGAAAAGCCTTGATAAATGCGGTGATTAAAGAGGATAACATCGGTATTCAAGTCGATAAAATGAAATCGACCTATAAAATCGACGTTGTGGACGCTCTTATCGACGCATTTTATGATGGTATGTATGCGTTTGAAGACTACGCTATTACTAACAACCCAACGTGGAAGGTCGAACACATGAGTCAAGAGGCCGTTTTAAATTGGCTGAAAAACCCAGATAGTGGGCTATTAGAGGAGTATTAATACATGATTTTGAAGTTTTTTAAGGCAATTTGGGCTATTTTTGACATTCTTATGTTCATTTTAGCTGCGATTTCGCTAAATTTAACGACTTACAACCTCGGATATGTATGGTTTGGCATTAGCATGACCATTACATTCGTACTAGCAGGGCTGATTAGTGAGCTAGCCGCTAAAAAAGGCTAGAAAGGAGGTGATAATAATTGCCGATATTTAATTTAGCAACCGAAAGCCCACCGAGCAACCAAGGGGGCTTTTTTGATATCACTGATCCAGAGTTTTTAGCTACCTTGAATGGTAGTGAGTGGGTATCAGCCGAAACCGCTCTAAAAAACTCGGACCTATTCTCTATTATCAGTCAGCTATCTAACGACCTTGCGACTGCTAAGCTAACGACTAGCCGAAAACAAATGCAAGGTATCGTGGATAACCCGTCTAACAACGCAAATCGCTTTAACTTTTACCAATCTATCTTTGCTCAAATGCTATTGGGCGGAGAAGCCTTTGCATATCGATGGCGTAATGATAACGGGCGTGATATGAAGTGGGAGTATTTAAGACCATCTCAAGTCTCTTTCAACCGATTGGATAATCGGAATGGACTTTATTACAACATCACGTTTGATGATCCACGCATTCCGCCTAAACAGCACGTACCACAAAGCGACATCTTACACTTCAGACTGCTATCTGTAGATGGTGGTTTGACAAGCGTAAGCCCGTTGATGGCTCTAGGTAGAGAATTGGATATTCAAAAAGCTAGTGATAAGCTAACGCTTAACTCACTTAAGAATGCCCTAAACGCCAATGGTATTTTAAAAATTAAAGGCGGTGGCTTGCTCGATTTCAAGACTAAGGTCTCACGCTCACGACAAGCGATGAAGCAAATGCAAGGCGGTCCGTTGGTACTGGATGATTTAGAGGATTTCACACCTCTTGAAATCAAGTCCAACGTGGCCCAACTACTTAAGCAAGCGGACTGGACGACCGGACAATTTGCAAAGGTCTACGGTATCCCAGAGAACGTTGTCGGTGGGCAAGGTGACCAACAATCATCACTAGAAATGAGCTCAAATGTGTACTCTAAAGCAGTCGCACGCTACTTAAGACCGTTTCTTAGTGAATTGTCTCAAAAACTTTCATGCGATGTGGATGCGGATATTTTCCCAGCGGTTGACCCGACTGGTGCTAATTATATCAGCCGTATCAATAGCATGGTTAAAAGTGGCACGCTCGCACAGAATCAAGGCTTGTATATTTTGCAACAAGCTGAGATTTTACCTAAAGAGTTGCCAGAGGGTAAGAACCCTAACCGTACCACATTGAAAGGAGGTGAGACAAATGGGCAAGATTGACATTAAAGGCGATATTGCAAGCAATGATTTAGTAGCGTTTTATGATTTCTTTGGAATGACATGTACTTATCCAAAAATGGTGCAAGATGCTATCGAAAATGACGAAGATGAAGAAATCACGCTTAATATTGCTTCAAATGGTGGTGATGTGTTTGCAGCGAGCGAAATCTATACAATGCTTAAAGCTAGTGGCAAACGTATTGTGGTTAATGTGCAAGGGCTTGCAGCTAGTGCTGCGAGTGTTATTTCTATGGCTGGGAACGTTGTTAGGATGTCCCCAACAAGTCAAATGATGATTCATAAAGCTTCGGTAGACCCTGGACATAGTAATGCGGACGACCTAGAGCACCAATCAGCGGTGCTTAATAGCATTGATGAATCTATCGCTTTGGCCTACGAAATGAAGACTGGCCTTAAACAACCAGAGTTACTTGATCTCATGGCTAAAGAAACATGGCTTAATGCTAAAACTGCCGTTGATAAAGGTTTTGCGGATGAAATCATGTTCTTCAATGATGATGAAGAAGAAATCATGGTTACCAATGCCGTACATCAACTACCAAGCAAATCAGCAATCACTAAATTTAAGAATATGATTGCGACACCTAAAACCAATACTTTGCGTGAGCAGAAATTGGCTATTTTACTTGAAAAATGAAAGGAAGATGATTGATGAAAACATCAAACGAATTGCATGACCTTTGGGTTGCTCAAGGCGATAAGGTCGAAAACTTGAATGAAAAACTTAACGTAGCTATGCTTGATGATTCAGTAACCGCTGAAGAATTGCAAGCAATCAAAAACGAGCGTGACACTGCGAAAATGAAGCGTGATATGTTCAAAGAACAATACACTGAAGCTCGTGCTAGCGAAGTAGCGAATATGTCAGAGGAAGAAAAACAACCTTTGACTGAAAACGAAGAAGAAGTTAAAGCTAATTTTGTTAAAGACTTCAAAAATCTCGTTCGTGGTCGCTACCAAAACTTACTTGATTCTAAAACAGACGGGACTGGTGCTGACGCTGGCTTGACTATCCCACAAGATATCCGTACAGCTATCAATACATTGGTTCGTCAATATGACTCATTGCAAGAGTATGTAAACGTTGAAAACGTAACTACTCTTACTGGTTCTCGTGTTTACGAAAAATGGGCTGAAATTACTGGTCTTTCTAAACTCGATGATGAAGCTGGACAAATCGGTGCCAATGACGATCCTAAACTTTCTCTTATCCGCTACGCTATCAAACGCTATGCTGGTATCTCAACAGTAACTAACAGCTTGCTTGCTGATTCTGCTGAAAATATTCTTGCTTGGTTGTCTGGTTGGATTGCGAAAAAAGTTGTTGTTACTCGTAACAAAGCTATCTTGGATGTTATTGCAACACTCCCAACTAAACCAACATTGGCTAAATGGGATGATATTATCGACCTCGAAGCTAAAGTTGACCCAGCGATCAAACAAACGTCATTCTTCTTAACTAATACTTCAGGCTTCACTGCCCTTAAGAAAGTTAAGAACGCAATGGGTGATTACCTCATGGAACGTGACGTGAAATCACCAACTGGATACTCAATCGATGGTTTCGCAGTTAAAGAAGTTTCAGACCGCTGGCTTGCTAACGGTACTGGTGGAGCTATGCCACTTTACTTTGGTGACTTGAAACAAGCGGTAACATTGTTTGACCGTCAACACTTGTCACTACTTTCAACTAATATCGGTGGCGGTGCATTTGAAACTGACACGACTAAAGTACGTGTTATTGACCGCTTCGATGTTGTTAAAACGGATGAAGAAGCGTTTGTGCCAGCGTCATTCAAAGCTATCGCTGACCAAAAAGCTAATCTTACTGCTGGAGCTTAATTTAGGAGGTAAGCAATGAGTGTATCTAAGGAAACCATCATGCAGACCTTGAATCTGGATGAGACAGACGACACTGCACTCATTCCAGCTTACATTGAATCGGCTCAACAGTACATTATCAATGCAGTCGGTAGTGATCAAAAATTCTACGACCTTGACAGTGTAGAATCTCTATTTGACACGGCTGTAATTGCCCTCACAAGCACTTATTTCACATACCGGGTGGCTTTAACCGACACGGTGACTTATCCGATTAACCTAACTCTAAATAGCATAATCGGGCAATTAAGGGGCTTATACGCAACGTATAGTGAAGAAAGAGGTGACTAATGCCTAAAGTTAGATATTTACCCTCAGACTTTCGCTTTAAAGCTGATTTTGGCACATACCAAAGCACCCCTAACAAGTTTACGGGTGTGAGCGTGCCAAAGTTTGTGAAACAGTTTACGCTGCACTATAAGCCACACACTCGCACACTCAATCAAGAGTATTTGGCCCAACAAAATGGCGAAAGTGATACAAGAGTGATTGTTATTCGTCATAACGCTAAAGTTATTGAAGGTCAAGTTGCCGTCCTAAATGGCACTCAGTATGATATTGTGCGTGTTAGCCCAAACGAAAACTTTGGACTTAACCGCTACGACTTTCTGACATTGCGGAAGCATAAGAAAGTTGGGTGATGGCTTATGGTAGGACTTGACAAAGCACTAGAGGGCTGGCTTGAAACAGTCGCCAGCATTGGTGATTTGACACCAGCGGAACAAGCCAAAATTACAACCGCTGGCGCAAAGGTGTTTCAAAAGGAGTTAGAAGATGTAACTCGTGAGAAACACTACTCAAATAATAAACATTTGAAGTATGGGCACATGGCTGACGGTTTATCTGTCCAATCCACGAATGCGGATGGCAGAAAGAACGGTGTGGCAACCGTAGGCTGGAAAAACAACTACCACGCTCAAAATGCCAGACGATTAAATGACGGCACTAAGAAATACCGTGCCGATCATTTCGTTACCAATGTCCAAAACGATAGTGCCGTTCAAAGAAAGGTGCTATTAGCAGAAAAAGAGGAATATGAGAAACTCATTCGAAGAAAAGGAGGAAAGTGATTTAAGTGTTAGCGACCGTAAAACTAAAAGAGCTAATTGACGGCAAAGAATTTGGTGAAATAAGCGAAGTATATGCAAACAACTTGCCTAAAGAGCTCGAAGAAAATACCGATAAGACAATCGTTTTGCTCACTGAAAGCAATCCGTCCCTTGATTTGAGTGGGAATAATACCTTTTTCGGAAAAACGGATAGGGTAGAGGTACAGATTTTTTACAAAGCTGATATCGATTTTGATATCGAAGCCTTTGAAATGGAATTACTGAAATTCCTAAAATCTGAACACTACTCAATTACAGACATGAGAGAACATAGTATAGACCCCGATACTTTGCAGATTACGGCGGTCTTTTTTGTTGCTCTCGATAAATTAATTTAACAAAGGAGAAATTACTATATGGCAATTGTAGGTTTGAAAATGGTCCGCCTTGCTTTGGTTGACCCTAAAACCCAAAAACTAATTAAAGGTGCTGACGGCCTTTCAACAGACGGTGTAATCGAAGTTGATTCAAGCATGCTTGGTACTCGTACCGCTAACATCTCAAACTTGGAAGGTCAAGCGACTAAAATCCCTGGGAACAACTCAGTGCAAGACGTTATGATTGCACCAGGTTCACCAACCGTGGCGTTTGACTTCAATAACCTCGATTTTGAAATTAAACAAAAAATGCTTGGTTTCAAAGCAGACGGCAAGGGTGGTTACGTGATGGACGGTGAAAAGCCACACACAGCGGTATTGATTGAATCTGAAACACTTGACCGCAAACACTCAGTTTTCTTTGGTTTCGCTAACGGCATTATGCAAGAATCAACTCAAAACGTTGCAACAGATACTGATACTGCCCAAACTCGCCAAGACGACAATATGACATTTAACGCATTGTCAGCCATCTCGTTCAACGGTGAACCTTACAAGAAATACTATTCTGGAGCATCTACTTTCGACAAAGCTAACATGTTCAAAGAAGTATTCGGTGGATATGTTCTCACTGGTACACCAGTAGTCGGTGGATAATCTAAATAATTCGCAAGAGGTCGGGCTCATGGCCTGACCTCTATTTTTGTTAAAGGAGTAAAGATAAATGGAAATCAAAACTATTCAAATCCCAGAAATCAGTAAAAAAGCCTTCAAAGTGACTACAAGCAACCGTAACGTTTTGCGTATGCACGAGTATCAACTTGCCGTGTTGAAACTCAGTGACACTATGGAAGATAGCGATACACAAGAGCAAGCACAAGCAAGCTATACTGTGCTCAAGGAAATGCTCAGCTTTATCCGTGCTATTCTCGACTTGGATGATGAAGCCTATGATAAATTGCTTGATTTGGATAATGTCCGCACACAAGAAATCTCTGAAAAATTGGTGGGCTACATGTACGGATTGACAGACGAACAACTCGAAAATGCTGCTGGTGACATTGACCCAAAAGACTAAAATCTAAAGGCGAACAGATTTTTGATTTAGAAAATCGCATTGAAGATTTAAAAATCATTGCTAAAAAATCAATCCAAGGTTTTGGGTGGACACTAGATCAGTATTACGACACTGACTATTATGAGCTAATGAAAATCTTAAATGCCAAAGAGGAAGAAGATAGGATGGTTGACCCAACATCTTTACTCTAATTTTTAAGGAAAGGAGGAAAAATAATACATGGCAAAAGTACAAGCTACCATGTCCACGGAAATCGCCTTAGACACGCTTCAAGCGGCTAACTCGATTAAGCGGTTAACTCAGTTAGTCAATAGTTCTACGAACGCATGGAAGGCACAAGAAAGCCAAATGCGTAGTGCTGGGGACTATCTGGGAGCAGCACAAGCTAAGTACGACGGTTTGGGTAATGCTATCCAAAATCAACAACGTAAGATTGAGAAACTGAAACAAGAACAGTCTCAACTTAAAGGGAGTACCGCTGAAACTGCCGAACAGTACCTTAAGTATCAACAACAGATTGACCAAGCGACTACTCGTTTAGCATCGTTGGAAAATCAACAAAGGCAAGCCAAAAGCAGTCTGGACTATCATAGGTCTGGGCTTGCCGAATTGCAAAAAGAGTACAAGCTACAAAACGAAACTTCCGACGCTTACATTAAACGCTTGAAAGCTGAAGGTAAAGAGGATGAAGCAAGGGAAGAACAACTCAAGCAATACAAGGGTTCGATTACTAACTTAAACAAGCAGTATGAGAAACAAAAGGAGATGCTTGAGCGTGTCGCTCGACAGTCTGGTAAAACCTCTGAAGAATACCTTGTTCAACGTAGACGCTTGGATGAAACGGCGACAAGTCTAGCGCACACCAGAAACGCTGCTGATAAGCTGAACGATGAAATCGAACAAAGTCAACGTTCTAGCTCACTCATTGGACGCTTGAAAGAGAGCTTTAAACGCTTAGGAAGTGAAGTCAGTGAGACTGAAACGAAAACCTCACGCTTAAAAGGTATCTTCGGAGCTACGTTTGCAGCTAACTTGATTAGTAACGGTTTCCAAAACGCATTGGGAGCTATCAAGGGCAAGTTTGACGAAATCGCCCAATCAAGTGCCGAATATGTTAAATATCAACAAACCATGAACGCCACTTGGCTTACCTTAACCGGCAATGCCGAAGAAGGTAAGAAGATGGTTGACATGACCAACCAAATGGCACAAGCGGCAGCTAACTCAACCGAAATGGTTGACGGTATGAACCAGAAATTCTATGCCGTTACCCACAATACCGAGTTGACTAAGCAACAAACACAAGCCATCTTGACTTTGCAAGACGCTTTTGGTCAAACCGATGCAGCCGTTGAGAATTTCGCTACTCAGTGGGCGCAAATGATTGCCAATGGTAAGGTTCAAGGGCAAGACATGATGTCAATCATCAATGTCTTCCCAGAAATGAAGAACCAACTTAAAGAAGTGGCAGCACAAGAGCTTGGGATTGCAGACATGACCGCAGATAAATATGCGGAACTCCAAAAAGACGGTAAGATTACCGCTGAAATGGCACAAAAAGCCTTGTTTGAGTTGCAAGACAAATACAAGGATGCGACGGATAACTTCTCAACTACCATCGGTGGTCTTGAAAGAACTATCCAGTCTCGTATGCCTGCAGTAGTCGCTGCATTCCGTGACCCAATTGACAAAATGAAAAACCCATTCTTACAACAGATTGGGAATTGGGTTGCTGACCCTAACACTGAAACTAAATTTAAAGATTTAGGGGAACACGTTTCCAAAGGACTAGGCACTATCATGGACGCCTTTTCTAAAGTCTTTAATTTAGGAAGTGGGACTGACAAGCTTAATGGCTTCATGGATGGTCTCAACAAGGTCGTTGATAATGTTAGTAAAACCATTGCTAACAACGCCCCTAAAATTGTAGCTTTCTTCAAAGAGACGAAAGACAGTCTGGGGTCAGTGTTGAGCATTGGTAAAGATTTTGCTGGCGGTGTTTGGGAAGCCGCAGTGGGCATGATTAAGGGTGTCGCTGGGGCACTCGACCTCATGACTGGTAACGGTAAGAAAGCCAAAACACCAGTAACATCACTATCCAAGGCTTTGGGTGGCATTGCTGAGCATAAGACGGCTATTAAAACAGTCGGTTCTTTGTTTGCTGCTTATTTCGTAGGCTCGAAAGTTGCTTCAGGAGTGATGAAAGTTGCCAAAGCTATTAACGTGATGAAAAATTCAACGATAGCTATGACTGTTGCCCAAAAAGCTATGGCTGCCGCTCAAAAAGTTGCGACGGGGGTACAAATAGCGTGGAACGCAGCAATGGCAGCAAATCCCATTGGGTTATTCGCCGTTGCGGTAGCGACGGCTATCACCGCCCTAGTGTTGCTTTATAAGCATAACAAGAAATTCAAAGCCTTTGTGGACGGCATGTTTTCTGCTGCCAAAAAGGCTTTTGACAAGATTTTTAAAGTCGCTAAAGAAATCTTTGGCAAGATCATTGATTTCTTCAAAAAGGACTGGAAACAGGTCCTTTTATTTATCGCCAATCCGATTGCTGGGGCGTTTGCTTTAATTTACAAGCATAATAAGAAATTCAAAGCTTTTGTAGATGGCATTGTTAAGAACATCAAAGACGGTTTTTCTAATGCTGGTAAATGGCTTGGTAAGACATGGGATGGTATGAAGAAGACTTGGACTGGTGCGATGGATTCAATGACCAAAAGCACTAAGAAGGGCTTCGAACAAACTAAGAATTATTTCACTGGCGGTGAAAAAGGTATTAAAGCCTTTACGAACACCGCTAAGAAATTGCTTGTCATATCCAATCCGGTGGTAGCTGGTTTTGAGTTAATGTATAAGCACAACAAACCATTTAAGAAGTTTGTCGATGGCACAGTGGACCACGTTAAAGATATGGCAAAAGGCGTTGCAAAACACATGACTAGTCTAAAGAAAGACTGGTCTGACAAGTGGGATAACGTCAAGAAATTCGCATCTAAAGCGTGGGAAGGCATCAAGGGTAATGCTACTGAAGCAATGACCGCCCTTGGTAAGGATATCGACAAACATCACAAGGGTATCAATAAGAATTGGTTTGACGGTTGGGAAAACTCTAAGAAATTCCTATCTAAAAAATGGGATGAAATCGGAGCGTTAACGCAAGAGAAATTCGGTGTTAACATTACCAAGCTGATTACCGATGCATTGACTAATATCGCTAAATTCTTCAAAGATACGTGGGATAACGTGAAAAAAGGCTTTGGCGAAATGTGGGACGGCATGAAGAAACTTGCCGGTGATGGTATTAATGCCGTCATTGCACTTCCCAACGCTGGTATCGATGGTATTAACAAACTGATTTCTGATTTTGGTGGTAGCAAAGAAGCTATCTCTAAAATTCCGAAAGTCAAGTTTGCCGGTGGTACTGGTATGTTTAGCTCATACCGAAACCCAATCACTAAGCCTACGTTAGCTACGCTTAATGACGGTTACGACAGTCCAGAGACCAACAATCAAGAAATGGTGATTCTTCCTAATGGTAAGTCATTCTTGCCACAAGGTCGAAACGTTGAATACCTCTTGCCAGCTGGTTCGGAAGTCATCAATGCCAGTGAATTGGCTATGCTCATGGGTGTCGAGCGTGGAGCGTTTGCAAAGGGTACTGGTTTCTGGTCTAAAATCTGGGACACTGCTACCAACGTTGCTGGTTCGGTTTGGGATACCATGAAAAACGGTGTCGATAAATTCATGAAAATGATTGAGTTTGTCGGTGATGTCGTTAAAGACCCAGTTGGATCATTGGCTAAAAAATTCAGCCCTAACGCTGATAAGTTAGCCGGCATGTTCAATCCACTCGGTAATGCCTTGTATAAGAAACCAATCGAAGAAGCCAAAAACTGGTGGAAAGAACTTTGGTCTATGGCTAATGCCTCAATGGATGAAGGCACGGTGGCTATGGGTGCCAAAGGTGATGACTACCGTTTCAAGGACAAAGCGAAAGACGCTGGTGCTGACCCGTGGGGCTACTTCTATCGTGAGTGTGTATCATTCGTTGCCAGTCGTTTGGCAAATCTTGGTGTTAAACCTAGTCTATTTAGCCACCTCGGTAACGGTAACCAGTGGATTTCTGCGAGTGTACCACACTTAAGCAGACCAAAACCGGGTACAGTAGCCGTCTATACTGGTGGCCCCGTTTCAAGCAACCACGTTGACTTTGTAACTGCTGTTCACGGTGATACCTACGATGGTGAAGAATACAACTACGGCGGGAATGGTCAGTATCACCAATACGCCGGACGTCATATTTCAAACGCTGCTACCTTCCTTGATTTCGGTGTTCGAGACAGTGTAAGTAGCGGTGGCGATGATAGTAAACCACTCAAGGACCGAAACAACCCACTCCAAACCTTGATTAAACGTCAAGTCGGTGGTATGTTCGAATGGATTAAGAAAACCCTTGGTCCATTGCTTAGCCCAGCGGGTGGTGGTGAAGACGGCCCACAAGGAACAGGCGTTTCACGTTGGCGTGAATCTGTAGTTAGAGCCTTGAAGGCAAACGGTATCGAGCCAAATGACTTCCGTGTGTCTAAGATTTTGGCAACCATTCAGCGTGAATCCGGTGGGAACCCAAATGTACAAAATAACTGGGACAGTAACGCAAGAGCTGGTACACCATCCATTGGTTTGATGCAGACCATTGGCCCAACATTTAACGCTTACAAACACGCAGGGCACAATAATATCCGTAATGGTTATGACAATTTGCTTGCTGCAATCAACTACATCAAGCACCGCTATGGTACATCAGACGCAGCCTTTAACCGTGTCGCAGCCTATGGCTACGCTAACGGTGGTCTAGTCCATAAAAACGGTGTTTATGAGCTGGCTGAAGGCGACATGCCAGAGTATGTCATCCCTACGGATATTGCCAAACGTGGAAGAGCGTGGCAACTCCTTACTGAAGCAGTGGCACGTTTCGCCGGCGATGCCCCACAAGGCAACCACGATAACGCTTCAGACCGTGAGCGTGTTTCTGTTCTCGAAGATAAATTAGATGTCATGATTGGCTTGCTAAGCCAATTAGTAACCAACGGCTCTAATCCAATCGAGATCAGAAACGTCATTGACGGAAGAAGTGTGTCAAATGGGTTAGCACCCTTTATGACGAAAGCAACAAACGATTATGAACGCAGACAAGCGTTGCTAGGAGGTAGCATTATTTGATAGGAATGTCAGTCATTTTTGACGGTAAGAATTTAACCGAATTATTCAATGAGGGGCAAGGTCGTACCGTTCCAGTGGATGTCACAAAAAACGTGGCATCTAACTTCAATAACAACTATCAAGATCAAGGACGTAGACGCTACGGCCAGCAATTCCTATATAGCACCTTGTCAGTCAAACAGATTCAAGTATCGTTTACCCTAGTCGGAAACTACGACTACTTCAATACCATCGCTGAAACGCTGGGGGGCTATCTCAACGTAGACAAGCCCAAACCATTGATTTTTGGTGATGAGCCTAACAAGGTTTGGGAAGCTATCCCGTCTGGTCAAGCATCGCTTACAGTGGATAAGAACACCGCACCGATTACCGCAACAATAACGGTAACATTCGATGTCCCTAAAAGCTACGGTGAAAACAAGGCACAAGCTCTAGTAAGCAGTGACGGTGAAACTAAATACGGCAGTATTAAGAAAGTGTCTACGGGACATTACAAGGCTACGCTAAAAAACTTTGGTACGGCTGAAACTTACCCAGATATTAAGCTGAAGTTCAACTCAGATAATGGCTGGGTTGGGATTGTGAAATCTTCTAGCGAAAGCTACGAGATTGGCAATCCTAACGAAGTAGACACTCGCACGGTCAAGCAATCTGAAATTCTATTTGACTATGTTTCTAATAACTGGATCACCAACGGTTTTACTGTCGGCGCTAAAAATCAAGGGCGTTTTAATGATGATAGTCACTCACTCAATGGCACTCTTGCTATCGAAAACAATTGGGGCAGACCACACATTGCCTTAACAAACACTGGTGGTGGGGATAAATACCTACGAGGTAGTTCGTTAACATGGGAGATTCCGGCAGATAGTAATGGTCAAAAAGGCTCGTTGTATGAATATTTTTGGTGGAGACAAATATTGTGGCTGGGTGCTGCAAATCAATTCGGTTTCATCAAAATATCTGTAACAGACGCAAACGGTGTATTTCTCTACGGTGTAGAAACTTACAAACACACTAATGGTTTTGACTGCCAGTATAATTTCCTAGCAGGAGATGGCAAAGGTGGTTATAAAGTCCTCGATAGAAAACATTTCTACGGGACACACGTTTCAACTGCTAACCCATTCAATGAACCACAAGGTTGGTCTGATGTTCAACGTTTTGATGATGTCCTTCAATTCTACTGGCAAGGGTCTTATCCTAAGTTTACTGTGCCAGAGATTAAAGGTAAAAAATCAGCCAAAATCCACATCGGTATTTTTGGTATCAAAGATTGGCCGTTGATCACACACTTGTATCTGGATAGTTTCGTTTATGCGAAACATCACGTGGAAAAAGAAGAAGATATCCCTAATCGTTTCCGTAAAGGTTCTATTCTCGAAGCAGACATGGCTAAAGGTAAAACTTACGTTGATAATCTGCCTGCTCTTAATGAGCTAACTTACTTGTCCGAGCCGTTTAGCATTGGCACTGGTGATACTGAAATTGACATCTACACATCAAGTTGGACAAGGACTGACCCGACTATTGAAATCACATGGAAGGAGCGTTTCGTTTAATGCAAATTTGGATTCATGACAAAAACATGCGTAAGGTTTGTGCGTTGAATAATAACATTCCTGGCATGATGCCCTACTCTAACAGTCAATGGCATTCTTACCTCGAATACGCAACTAGTACATTCGATTTCGTAATCCCTAAAATTGTAGACGGAAAGCTACATGAGGATGTTAAATATATCAATGATGATATGTTTGTTTCGTTTTACTACGATAACACTTACCATGTTTTTTATGTATCACAGTTAGTTGAGAACGATGATAATTTTCAGGTCACTTGTAACAACACAAACTTAGAACTGGCACAAGAGGGGGCAATTCCTTACAAAAGCGATAACGCTCAGACACTAGCTTGGTATCTGAACGACATGGGCTATCTTGGTTTTGCGAATATGGAAATCGGTGTCAATGAGGTATCAGATAAAACACGAAAAGTTGAGTTTGAAGCACAAGATACACGATTGGCCCAATTGAGAAGTTTGATGTCTAAGTTTGATGCTGAAATGGCATTTCGAACAGAATTGAACCGAGACGGAACTTTAAAACGCTTCATCATCGACATCTATCAACAACCGGATGAAAATCACCACGGTATTGGTAAGGTTAGGGGTGATGTGGTCCTTTATTTTCAAAACGAATTAAAGGGTGTCCAAGTCACTAGTGATAAAACGCAACTTTTCAACGCTGGTAATTTCATTGGCCAAGATGGTGTTAACCTAAACGATGTTGAATTCGAGGAAAAGAACGAGTTAGGACAAGTAGAGTTCTATTCTAAGCGTGGTAATAGTTTAGTATTCGCCCCACTGTCTAGGGAACGCTACCCATCTACCATGAATCCAGGCAATGCGGATAACTGGACACGCAAGGACTTTGAAACCGAGTACAAGGATGTCAATGCACTTAAGGCTTACGCACTACGTACCATCAAGCAGTATGCTTACCCACTATTGACCTACACCGTCGATATTCAATCTAGTTTCGTTGAAAACTACAAGGATGTTAATTTAGGCGATACCGTTAAGATTATCAATAATAATTTTAGAGGTGGTCTAGCTCTCGAAGCTCGTGTCACTGAAATGGTTGTCAGTTTCGACATGCCGTTGAATAACTCGGTTGTATTTTCTAACTACCGTAAAATCGTGAATAAGCCATCGTCTGACTTGCAACAACGCATTGATGAGATTGTTTCCAAATCTCTACCATACCGTGTCGAGATCACGACAACCAACGGCACAGTATTTAAGAATGGTGTTGGTCGCTCGACTGTTCGACCAATCTTGAAACAAGGCGATAAAACCGTTAACGCTACGTGGCGTTTTGTGATTGACGGTGCTATTAAGTATGTAGGTATGACCTATGACATGGTAGCATCTCAGATTACCCAACCGACAGCCTTAACGGTTTCAGCGTGGGTAGATAATAAAGAAGTAGCTTCGGAAGAGGTTACTTTTTTAAATGTCTCGGACGGTAAGAACGGGGCTAAAGGTGATAAAGGTGAGCGCGGCTTGCAAGGTGAACGTGGGCCACAAGGTCTTCAAGGCCCACAAGGTACTCAAGGCATCCCCGGCGTGAAAGGTGCTGACGGACGAACACCTTACGTTCATTTTGCTTATGCTGATACGGTCTCCGGTAGTGGTTTTAGCCAGACCGATACTACCAAGGCTTTTATCGGTATGTACCAAGATTTCAGCACTACGAATAGCCGAAACCCACAAGATTACCGGTGGAGTAAATGGAAAGGTAGTGACGGGCGTGACGGTATTCCGGGCAAAGCTGGAGCAGACGGAAGAACGCCTTACGTTCACTTTGCCTATGCAGATAGTGCCGATGGTCGAACTGGTTTCAGCCTGACACAGGACGGCACTAAGCGGTATCTAGGCGTATGTACTAACTTCGATAAAGCGAATAGCACCAACCCAGCCGATTATGCATGGAATGACACTGCTGGTAGTGTGTCTGTCGGTGGTCGCAACCTCTTAAAGGGCTCGAAAGGACCTTTTAAACCGGACAAAAAACCAACGAATTTTGATAATTTCGTTCTTTACAAAAGCGAAACTTCTGTCTACTTAGAGCAAAACCAAAAGTACCTTGTCAGCGCAAAATCAGACGGTAATTTTACTGCTTTTCACAATGGAAACGCTGAGAGCGATAATGTGACACTCTGGTTAATGGACGATAAAATCCAAAATTATCAGATTGTATCTGATTTAAAAACAGGGACTACAGGAACGCAGATTACTTGGGTTAAACCAACAGGGAACTATCATCTACGTGTCAACACATATCACAAAACAGCTAGCAAGTCTGTTTGGGAAGTGAAAATCGAAAAAGGGACAGTCAAAACAGATTGGACTCCTGCGCTCGAAGATGTACAAGATGACATTAATTCTAAGGCCGACAGCGTATTGACACAAGCCCAGCTCAACAAACTCAATGAAGTTAATTCTGTGGTGCAAGCCGAGCTTGAAGCGAAAGCATCTCTTGACACACTTAATCAATGGGTCAAAGCCTACCAAGATTTTGTTAATGCAAACAATGCCAACCGGGCACAGGCCGAGAAGAACCTTGCTGATGCTAGTGCTCGTGTAGCGAAGCTAGAGAACAATCTGAATGATATGTCAGAGCGTTGGAACTTCATCGACAGCTACATGACTTCATCAAATGAAGGGCTTGTCATTGGTAAAACCGATAATTCTAGTTCTATGCTGTTCAGCCCAAGCGGTCGTATTTCAATGTTCTCGGCTGGTAATGAGGTAATGTACATCTCCCAAGGTGTGATTCACATCGAGAACGGGATCTTTTCGAAAACCATTCAGATTGGTCGCTATCGAGAAGAG